TTACCCATGTTCAAAGAGGCGCAAGTGGCATGTACGACTGATAAAATTAAGATTGATAGCGCAATATCTATTGATAAGGTCTTTGTGGACGCTGATGGGTTAGTTGACTTGTATGTGTTAATTTTTGAGGTATTGAAATATAATTTCAAAAGTTTTTTTATGAACCTAGTCAACGCTATTGGCAGCAGCGTTGGCGACAAAAAAGCACAATCGACTTTAGCAGAGTAGGTACGTTATCGGACGATTTACAGACCGAGCTTTGGATATGGAGACCCATCATTGATGGTAAATGTAGTCTTGAGGCTGTAAAGTCTGGACTTGTAACGGTAGATGACTTGATGAAGCTTAATGCGCTGATGGACATGCGTGATGCTTGTGAGGGGTATGCGCATGAGGTAAGCGCTAAAGAGGCTAAATAAAAAGCCTAATATGTTATAATGTCAGTATGTTGCCTTTATTAAAATTTAACTATTATAACAAGTTTAGGATTTTATGATAGTCCGAGAGCTGTTGACGAAACTTGGCTTCCAAGTCAACGACCAGAAACTAAAAAAATACGAGCAATCAACCAACAACATCAAGCGCAGCGCGAATGATGCGGCTAATGCTTTTCGCGGAATGTTCGCTGCATTTGTCGGTTTTCAAGGGTTGCAGACTTTGGCTAATACGGCTGATACCGTTCAATCGCTTGAAGCGCGTATTGGTATGTTACCGCAAACAGTTGGTGATGCAGGGGCGGCTTTTGATGACGTAGCTAGTCGTGCAACGGCGGCTAGAAGTTCTTTAGAGGCGTATGCTGGCTTGTATATTAAGCTTCAAAACGCTGGTAAAGAGTATATCAAAACGCAAGAAGAGGGCTTGCAGATAACAGACACCATGTCTAAAGCATTAGTAGTTGGCGGTGCAACGGCATCAGAGCAAGCAAGTGCTATTCTGCAATTTGGTCAAGCTATTGGGTCTGGGGTGTTGCAGGGTGAAGAATTAAAAGCTATGGCTGAAGCATCGCCTATGTTTTTAGATGAACTAGCTAAAGCCATGAATATTCCGCGTGAATCACTTAAAAAAATGGCTAGTCAAGGTGTTTTAACGACTAAAGCCGTTATTGATGGCGTTAAAAAAATGTCTAGTGTTTTTGATGCTAGGTTTAAAACCATGCCAATAACTATTGGTCAAGCTACTACAATCGTAGGTAACAGATGGTCACTATTCATAGCTAAACTTAACAGAAAAAGTGGCACTGTTACTAAAGTTGCGGATTTTCTGATTAAAGGCTTTGATAAAGTTGAAAGCGGTCTTGATACTTTAATAGAAAAACTAGGCGGTGCAAAACAAGCCGTTAAGCTTTTCGGAATTGTATTGGCGGCTGCTTTAGCGCCACTTGTTGCAGGTGGGTTAGTTAGCGCGCTAGGCTGGCTACTTAGCCCAGCTGGGTTATTAATCGCAGGGTTGATACTGTTAGGCATCCTCATTGAGGATGTTTGGACTTACATGAAAGGCGGTGAGTCAGTAACTGGGAGGCTGGTAGAATGGTTTAACGGGGCATCGGATGGGGCTAAAGTATTAAAAGGCGCGTTAGTGGTGTTAGCCATTCCGTTTGTAGTATTGGGAATTTTGGCTAAAGAGCTAATAAGCTTTTTAGGATTATTATGGACTAAGTGGGATGATGTTTTTACAAAAGTTAAAGATATGATGGCAGGTTTAGATTTGTTTAACCCAATTGTTGTAAGTATATATCATATTTTTTGGCTACTTAACACGATGTATGACATATTCAAATCAACATTCGACTTTATGAAGTCATTAGCTAACATCACATGGGACGACATTGGCAACGGCTTTAGTAAGATGGTTGATAAAATGAAAGAGAAGTGGGATTTCTTAAAATGGGGCTTAGCACTTAACCCGATTGGAGCGGTTGGTGTTGGTATTGGGCAAATGGTTCCGTCCAGCTCGACTAATTCAACATCTAGCCAAAACGTGACGATTAACCAAGAATACTCAAAAGATACGCCATTATCGATGATGAATAACGCACGCGTAAAAACAATTGAAGCGGTTAATGAGGCCAATAAACAAGCACGGCAAATGGGGCAAGCGCAATAGCGCGTACTATATATGAGCATAGGTATTCTTGTCGATGTTGGTAAGTCACTTACGAGTTTTGGCAATGGCACGACTATATCTATTGATTTAGACGTAACTATGGATGAAGTCCACGAGTGGCAAAATGATGTTACAACAAACCCCGTTGAAAACGGCGCGCCGATTACAGACCATATTCAGCCAATGCCTGACAAGTTAAGCATCACTGGCATGATTAGCGATAGCGCGATTAGTGACGCGGTTATTAAAAGCTATAGCGGTGTTGGTGAGGCGCAGTTTTTAACGCGCGTGCAAACGCATTTTGACTTGTTATATCAGCTTAAAGAAGAGCGCAAGCTGGTAACGGTTTACACAAAATACAAGATTTATAACGACATGGCGTTAAGCTCGTTATCCATTCCACGCGGGGCAGGAATGGGGGATTCAATTGAATTTAAAGCTGAGTTTGTACGCGTAAAATTGGTTAGTACGCAAACGGTTGAAATACCTAAAGGGGTAAGCCCTAATAAAAAAGGTAAATTAACAAAACCTTTGCAAAACAAAACCCAGCCTAAAGTAGACGCGGGTAAGGTTGATGTTAAGCCAGTTGTTGTTGCTGAAAAAGACAAGTCATTTTTAGATGAATTAATTTTCGGTAAGAAAAAATGATACTAAACCAAATCCCATTAATAAACGACACGACAGACCAAACGCTTGACGTATCAATCGAAGATACGCCATACACTTTGCGCGTTTTATGGAATGAAAAGCATAAATACTTTTCACTTTCAATCAGTGAGATTGACGGTTTTATCTTGCTTGAAAATATCAAATTGGTTAATAACTTCGCGTTAGTGCAACGATTTAGGCGTTTGTCGTTTAAGGGTGAATTGTTTTTTGTCAGAAAAGATGGCAAAGACTTAATGCCGACTGATTTAAGCGATTTAGACCGTTTCGCGCTTTATTATTATGACGCTGAAACACCTGTAAGTTATCCAGCTTTAGCTACGGTATTGGGTGCATCGCAGACCGTTTGGGATGATGGGTTTACCATTTGGCGTGACGAGTTCGGCAATCTAGTCAATTGGATTTAGCCAATGGCTTTATTTAATCGCATTGCAGAGTTAGAAGTCGGACAGCCAGGCGGTAAAGGCGTTTTAATCCGCGATTTACGGTTTTCGTTTAACATTGAGAAGACATCGAGCGAAACGCTTAATGAATCGACATTAAGCATTTACAATCTCAATAAAGAAACTAGAAAACTGATTGAGGTGCCAAACAATCAGGTCACGTTACGCGCTGGTTATGCGGATGATATTGGATTAATTAACATATTCACTGGCATTACTAGACGCACGCTTACAACGCGGGAAGGTTCAGATTGGGTGACCAATATTGAGCTAGATGATGGCTTATTGGCTTATCGCGATAGTAAGTTTAGCGCAAGCTTTGCGGCTGATACAAAAGCCATTAACGTTTTAACGTTCATAGCAAATAAATTTAACTTGCCAGTTTATCCAATACCGACAGATTTAACGAATAAAACTTATCCAACTGGCTTTAGTTTTGTGGGTAGAACCCGTGAAGCGATGGCGAAAGTGTGTGATTATATTGGTGCGGATTGGTCAATTCAAGACCAACATATTCAGATTATCAAAAAAGGCGGCTCGTTAAAAAGAACGGGGTTATTGATTAGTCAAGACAGCGGCTTAATCGGGTCACCTTCGCTTGAATCAAAAACAATGAGTGAGAAAGCTGCAAGCAAAAAAGGCATTACGGCAAACTCCAAAGGCGTGATTAAGCGCAACAAAGAGCAAAGCGACACGAGCGAAGTTAAGCAACGCTTAGAGGTTTTGGGCTATAAAATCAAGTCATTGATGCAACCAACTTTACAATGTGGGCAGGTTGTTAAGTTAAAATCCGAAGGTGTTGATGGGTTTTTCAGGGTTGAAAGTTTCACCCATGTTGGCGATACCTACGGCGGCGAGTGGGTTAGTGATATTAGCTTGAGGTTTATTTAATGGCAGAAAATGACCACCTATTAGCACTTAGAAAACTGATAAAATCAGAGATGATTGACGTTAACACGTCTATTGATGGGGTTATCGTATCTTACGCAAACGGATTAGCTGTGGTTAAGCCATTAGGTAATAAGCAATTTCAAGATGGTGAAAGCTTGCCTTTTCCAAATATTCATAATGTACCAGTTAGATGGCCTAGCTTCAATGGCGGGGCGTGTGGGTTTAAAGCATCTGTAAAATCTGGTGACAAGGTTTTATTGGTTTTCAGCCAGCAGGCTTATGATAATAGTTCGGACTTGCGAAGGCACGACCTATCAGACGCTTATGCCATACCGTGTGGCAATAGTCAGACAGCAGGCGGTAGTAACAATGAAGATACGATTATGTACTTCGGTACGGCTTCAATTCGTATCACACCAGATGGGCAAATAATACTCAAAGCACCCAATGGAATTGTGTACGATAGTCCAACATTAACTGTTTCAAATGATGGTGCTGCTACGGCCATGTCAATCAATGGTACCATTACCAACAATGGTAAAAATGTCGGTTC